TCGGTCGCAGATCGCCGAAGATGTCGCGGTTCGACGGTCCCTGGTCGCCGGTCCATCCGAGCGGCGGCCCATTGCCCGGCCCCCAAAGCAGTAACGACTGCTCCATCCCGCGGCGGAAGTTCTCGCGCTCGATCGCCTGCTGCTGATCGAGTGCGAGCGTATCGACCGTGAAGGCGTGATCGCTTTTCGGCGCCGCCTCGAGCCGCTTCTCTTTCTGCTGCCATTCCTCGTGCTTCCCCTCGGCGAGAATCGCCGAGACGACGCCGCTCAGCGAGTCGAGCGCCTGCTGCGCACGTGCGACAGATTCGTCGCCTTTCGGCCCGAACTCCGCGGCGTCTTGTAGCTGCTGGAACGACTCGTTAAAAATCTTGTTGTTGCCGATCGCGGCTTCGGCGCGCTGCTGCGCAGCGTTGAACTCTGCCATGCTGCCGGCTTCGTTCTTTTGCCGCTCCATCTCTTCATTGATCGACCGCAATTGGCCGATCGCACTGGCCGCAGCGTGATCGATCGCATCTTTCCCGCCGCCGAACATGTTCTCGATCCAGCTCGACTTACGCTCGACGGCCAGTTTGCCGGCCTTCTCGAGATCCTCTTCGAGCTTCTCCGACAGCTTGTCGGCGGCCTCGACCGATTCGAGCAGCATCGTCCGCAGCCCGTTCTCTCGCTTGTGTTCGAGCTTGTCGATCGAATCTTGGATCCGGCTATTACTGAGCGCGAGAGTCTGATTCGTGTGCTCGATACTCGAGTTAAGCTGCGTCCAAGATTCCTGATTTTTCTTCGCGGCCTCTTCGTTCTTTTCGATAAACTCGTAGACCTTTTTCCCGGTCTCGATCAGGATCCCGGCGAGCGCGAGAACGGCGACGCTCGAGAACGCAGCAGAGAGAGCCGGCGCCACGCCTGGCAGACTGGCGAGAAACGTCTGCAAGTGCCGCGGAAGATGGATCCCGACCTCTTCGCCGAGCAGCGCGATCGAGCCCTTCGCCTCGTGCATCTCGGCGCGTATCGTCGACTTAAACCTGCCGACTGAGCTCTTCGCATCGTCGAGCGACTTCTCGAAGGCCTCAGTGCGAGCGACGAGATCGACATAAGCAGACGCGACTTTTGCGTTAACGGCCATTCGATGAGCTCCAATAAAAAAGCCGCTCCGAAGAGCGGCCTTCTTTCCTGACGATCTGTTTACTTCATTGGACGACTACCGACGCCGGCTCGCGCTGCAGCGCGACAAATTTTCGCTGCGGCGCATGCCCCGAGCGCGCAATGCACTCCATGAACGGCTCGCCGGTCAAAACGTTGCACGGCGACGTCGGATCCATCTTCTTTGCATGCTGCTCGTGCGCGAGATTGTCGGCCTCGAGCCGCGCGGTATCCGCCTTGAGACTCGCGGTCACCGCCGCGATTCGCGACTGCCGAGCGATCTCCGCGGCCTTCTGCTGCGAGGCCTGCTGCGGGATCCGCACGGTCGCCTGATAACCGATCGCTAGGATTCCGGCCGCCAGTAGAATTCCGATACATACGCCGGCGGCGATCTTCCAGGTAATCGACGCCGCGGCCGGCGGCTGCTCTGCTGCGTACTCGTCGAACATAAAACCCCCCTTAGTGCAGGGGAGTCTACCAGAGGCCGGCCGGCGCCTTCAGTGACGGCCGGGATCGCCCGACCTGGCGGCGTTACTAAAGAATGCGTCGAACCTGGCGGCGAGAACGGCCTCGTCTTCTTCGACCGGCTTCGGTCGAAAGCGCGGCGACATAAAGTCGGTAACCGAGAGCGGTTCTTCCGGACCCCGCATCGAATAATTCGCCGTAACCGAAGCGAGCAGGCCGACGAGCAGCTCCTCGCGCTGCTCGCGACGATCAAAACGATCGTGCAGCAGCTCGAGCTGCGCGAGCGTCATCCGCCACAATTGCGCCTCGGGAATCCGCAGATCGACGATCGCGTGCGACCAGAGATTCGCCCAAAGCTCGCGAGCTGTCAGCCTTGGGCTATCTGAAAATCTTCGGCTTCGTCGGCCTTCGGTTTTCGCATTCCGGAGATCCACGCCTCGAGAATCTTGTTCCAGATCTCCGACCAGGTGTGCTGATCGACGAGCTTTTTCGCATCCTCGAGCGTGAATCCCGGCTGCAGCGGCCGAGCCGACGCCCAAAGCATGATCCGCACGAGCGAGATCCGCGGCGAGTCGACGTCTTTCTTTTTGAGCCCGGTAATCAGTGCCAGGCCGCTAACGTCTTCGGCGTCGGCGATCGATTCCAGTTCGAAGACGAGCTCGAGCTCGAGCTTCGCGCCGGCCTCTCGCTCGAGGCCTTTTTCGGTTGCTTGCCATCCGTCGATCGAGAGCTCGGTCGCCGGCTTCGTTGGATTGCTGCGCATAAGTGCCTCTCAAGAGTGAAACGGTTAAAAGAACGGCGAGCCGAAAGAGCAGCTCGCCGGCAGAGGAGAACGGCAGGCGGAAAACTAGGATCCCGGCGTCGGCGTGATCACGGTCTGCAGTTGAATCTTGAATTTGATCGTCACGACTTTGTCGAATTGCACGTCGGGAATCGGCATCTCGGCGACGTAACCCGAGAACGCGTAAGAGTTGCCTTTCGTGACCTGGCCCGGTCCCTTTGGCAGCTGCACCGTAAAATCGGTGAGCCCGCCGCCGTACGCCGCGGCGACTGCGAGCTGCCCTTGATCGGAAGGCAGAAAGATCCCGGTTATGTCGAGCGTGCCGGCGTCGGCAGTTGCCGGCATGATCTCTTTCAGCAGCGTGTTATTCACGAGCGGCGAATCGAGATTCGAGATGTCCTCGAAGTTGATTTTCTGTCCGTTAAACTGCGCGGTTCGCATCTGCGCGACCGCCGTGAACGTTTCAGGGGTTCCATTGACGCCGATCGATACGATCGTACCGCGCCCGATAAAACCCTTCGATGGGGTTGCTGCAGGCATAGATTCTCCTTATGCGTGCGCGCCAGGCGCCGCAGGTTATTCGCCGTAGGTGATCAGCGCGTGAAATGACGTGCAGGAAACGCGACTCCCGTCGTCGAAGCGATCCGCGAGATTCGCGCTTTCTGCGAGTTGTACGACCGTGCCGTCCGGCAGCGTGCCGGTGTAGCCGTTGAGGAGAGCTTTCAGAAGTAGCGCCAGGCTGCGCGCGTCGCCGTACCGCGGCGCGTAACAGTCGAAGACGACGCGCATCGTCGCGACGCCGACCGGACCATCGTTCGCGTTTTCGCTAACGTCGCTCGGACTCGAGTACGCGATCAGCGGCTGCGAGAGATCTTCCGGCGCCGGAATCGGCTGCACGCGATCGTCGACGATCGCGGCGATCGCCGGCTGCGCGAGGATGAGCGAGCGTAGACCGTCAGTCAGCATCAGTCGAACTCCACGTCGCGCGAATCCCCTTCGGGATAACTGAGGCCCGCGGCGTCTTGCTGCGTTCCGTTGAAAAGCCCATCCGCCAGCGTCGCGAGAAACACGTCGACGGCCTGCTCTGCCGACTCGTCGAAGGCAGCCTCGAGAAAATGCTTCCCATCGATCGGCCGGATCTTGTGCCGCAGATCGAGACCCTTCTTTCGGTTTTTTGCCGAGTTAAAAGCGCCGTGCGACGTGAGAATCCATCCGTTGTTTTGCCAGTACGCGACCCGACCGAACTTGTTCGATCGGCCGACCTTCTCGGGACCGACTTTCACGCGCGGATTGCCGGCCGAGAACGCCGTTCCGCGGCTAACGCTTTCGGAGAGCAGACCGTTCTCGTTCGGCGCGATGACTTCTTTCGTCATCGAAGCCTTAAGCATTCCCGGCGGAAGTGAATCGCCTTCTGGCGTCGGCTCGTCGGTTCGTTCCGGCGTATGGTTAACGACGGCCTCGAGCATCACGTCGCCGGCGGCCTCGAGCGCGCGCTTCATTACCGAGCTGCGCAGCTTCGCCGTCAGCTTTTTAAGCGCGGCCTCGAGCTCGCGCGTATCGACTGCGAGATCGAACGTGTCGTCGGCCATACATCACCCCGCATTCGAATCGGTGTTAATGCCGATGCATAGCAGCACGACTTTCCGATTACGCCGCTGCACATTGTCGACGGCTTGGATCAGAAAGTAATCGTCGCCGTGCAGTACGCGCATTCCCGGCTTGATATTGAAAGCGGATCCCGGCCAGCGGATCGTAATCACGTCGGTCGATTGCGATGCGAGCGCATTCGCCGAAAACGATTCTCGAAACGTGCGCGAGTTTGTGTTCTCGATCTTGGCGCGCGTATTGAGCAGCAGATCCCAAATCGGGATCGGCTGCCCTGCAGCGTCGCGCGTCGCGCTCGGCTTCTGAATTTGAATCTTGTGTCGCAGCTCGCCGGCCGCGATAACCCAGGGATCGGCCATGTTAGTAACCCATCGTTTCGAAGATCTCGCCGGCGAGCAGATCTGCGACGCCGAGCTCGATCGCTTTTGGCGGCTGCGATGCAGCTGCGTCGCGGTTGCTGTACCAGTGCGAGACGAGCAGCAGAATCGACTGCTTTACGGTCTCCGGACAGTTGTCGACGTAGTACGCCGCGGTTAGCACCTGGCCGGCCTTTGAAGGATCGACCGTGACACTCGGCGCCGCGGCGATCGTGCCGCGGTTCACTTTGAACGCGACAGGATTCCCGCCGGCGTCGACGAGCGAGATCATTCCGACGAAGTCGGCGAGCTGCGCGAGCGGAAGCGCGATCGGCGCCGTGCCATTCGCGGCCGGCACCTGCACGGCTTCGCCGGCGATCGGCAGAACGTACGTCCCTGCCGTATAGCTCACGACGACGGATCCCGGCAGCCACGACTGCGTATAAGGCCAGTAGAGGCCCGGCTGCGGAACGATGCGGCCAGGTTCGGCCGTCGCGTCGAGATAGTAAGTCGACGGATCGAGCGTCTGCAGCGTGCGCGTCAGATCGATGTATTTGATCGACTCGACCGAGAGCGCGCCAGGTTTGGGAAGCCGGATCGCGAGCGCATGCCAGAAATAGCCGTAAAGACAGTGACGATCGTTCGGATTAACCGTCCCGGCCGCATAGTCGGGAAATGGGAAGTAGTCGAGATTAAGCTGCATCCCGCGCGGATAGATCGCGCGGTTCGCAACCTTCTCGACGTACTGTCGAGCCGCGACGATCAGCCGGCCGATAAAAGCGTCGTCGTCGGTATTGCCGGCGTCGACGACGAGCTGATCCTTCGCCTCATCGATCGAGACCGGCTCGACGATCGGCGAGCTCGTTTCTTTGTATGCCAGGGGCATCGCGACCTCGAGAACGCGCAGTAATGCGAAAGGCCGACCAGGCGGCCGGCCTCTCGAGGTGGTTTCTGGTTGATTACTTGCCGATGAGCGCGACGACCGGCGCAGGTGTGCCGCCGACCGAGCCGGGATTCGTGATCGAGCCGCCGACGCGTGCGAAGCCGACGAAACCGACCTTGTTGAGCTCGGCATACCGCTCGTCGAGCCGGCGCAGCATCACGACGCCCTGTCCAGGCAGACGACCAGGTGCATCGCTGTCCGGCGTTCCCACTTCGCGGAACGTGTAACCGGCCTCGAAGTTGCCGAAGTGCATATAAAGCGCGCCGATCGCATTGTTCGGTTGGAACGGATTGATCTTGACCGGATAGCCGAAGATCGTGCCGGCGAAGCCCGAGATCCCGCCGTCGTTGAACGGAAGGAATATCGGCCGCTGATTGCCGTCGACGATCTGCAGCACCTGGTTCATCAGCGTCCCATTCGACATCGTGAAGCAGGCGCCGATCGAGTAAGCCGGATCGAGAGCGGCGATCAACGAAGTAATATCGGCGTACTTCGTGACCAGCGTCGTGTTCGCCGTGACGCCGGTGTTATAGCCGTTTGCGGTTGCGTAGCCGGCGACGTTCGAAGTATTACCGAGCGTTGCCCACTTCGAGACCGTGCGCAGATAGCGAGTCTGGCAGGCCTTCTGGATAAAGCCGACCAGATCGAAGCCCACGTCTTGAATCAGCGAGTACTCGACCAGGATCGGATTCATCCGGATGTCGTCGATCTGCGACGTGACGCCGCCGGTCGCCGGATCGGTCGTTGTGATCGCCGCAGAGTTGAGCACGAAGAGATTCGCCGTGTCGTTCAAGTAAGGAATCTTGACGGCATCGCCGGCCGTCGTGCGCAGCTTGTTAATGATGTCGTAGATCGCGCCGTACGACTGCAGCGCGACCCGCGGATCGGTCACGCCGACCGGGATCATCACGCCGCCATTCGCGGCGACGGTCAGATCGCGCGACTCGACCGCCAGACGGCGAGCTTCGGCAGCGGCTGCAGCGTCGGTCGTCCCGAAGACGGCGCGCAGAGCGCGGTTCGTTGCCAGGCGACGCTGCTCCCAGGTGCGAGTGTCGGCCGCCGGCTCGTCGCCCTGGCCGCTCGGATTCGAGCGCGGGATCCGGCCGCTCGACCGCTGCTCGGCTTCGGCTTCGCGCGAGAACTGCTCGAGCTGCTCGACCCGCTGCGCATCCTGCAGCAGAACGTTCGCATCTGCGAGCATCTGATCAACGGCCGCACGTTGCTCGGCCGTCACGTTGTCGCCGCGCATAATTGCCTGCGCGTCGACCAATAGTTTGTTGCGCTTTTCGCGCAATTCCCTAGCAGTCATTTTCGGAAAACTCCGGAAGTGAATTTTTTGGAGCAGGCCGGACAGTGAGCGCGCGCAGGCGACTCGCTTCACGACGACGCAGCTCTCCCCGCGCCATTGAAGGCAGCCGACGAGCGGCGAAAGAGCTGCGCGAACTTTTCAGGGGTTTTTACTTCTTTGCAGACTTGGCGTCGGCCTCGAGCTCGTCGAGCTCTTTCACGAGCTCGGCAGCTTCGCCGGCGTGCCGGACCTGCGCGAGCTTGCGCACGAGTCCGATCAGGATCAGAACGGCAGTCTTCAGATCCATCGCATCCCCCTTTCGTCGAAATTCTTGGAACTTGCGAGGATCCTTAGAGCTCGAGCGCCAGGCGGATCGAGAGCTTACGGTTCTCGTCGGCTTGCCGCAGCGATCGCTGCGCCGCGCAGTTGGGATCGTTACAGTCGGGATCGCTGCAGTCGGCGCAGTCGCCGGCCTGGCACTCCGGACAGTCGCACGCGCAGCCGTCGGCGTTCGGCATCATGTCGTCGCGCCGCTCGGCGCGCCGCTTCTCGAAGCGCGAACGAAACTCGGCCGGCATCGAAGCCGGCAGGGAATTCGCCTCAGAGCTCGAGGCCGGATAAGCCGGGAAAGTAACCGGCGAGACGTCGAGCAGCTGATCGAACTCGAGGATCCGGCGCGTAACGGATCCGTCGGGATTGTCGGTCCACTGGTCGCGCTTGCAAATAAAGCCGAAGCTCGAGCCGGTAATATCGCGCCGGCGCATCGAGACCATTAGATCCCGAGCGAGCTGCGTATCCGGCGGATCGATCTCGTACGCCAGGCCGCGAGAGTCGACGCTCAGACGGAGCGTGCCGGCCGTCGTGCGGCCGAGAACGTAATCCGGATCGTGATTAAAGAACGCGCGCACGTCGGGATTCGTCGCCATCACGCTATCGAATGCGTGCGGATCGATCTCTTCGCGCAGCTCGCAGAAATAGCCGAGATCTTCGCTCTGCGAGTCGAAGACGGCCGCATATCCCGAGATCCTGGCCGGCTCGGTCGCCGCGGACACTCGAAACTCCGTCGTTACGTGACGCCGTTCGATCTGCTTCACTCTGTCACCTCTGCCGCGGCCCTGGCCGCGACGGTTTCTTTCGCTGCGTTGATGTGTACCGAGCGCACTGCTTTCAGAAATTCCGGCCCGGCGAGCTCGTCGGCCGCCGCGATCGGGATCTCGGCCGGCCATTTTGCCGCGCGTTTTTCCATCGCTTTCGCGATGTCGGCGACCAGGCCGGCGGCGAGCTGCTCGACGAGCTCAGCCGGCGCCGAATTCATCTCGATCGCGAGGCCTGCCATGCTCTCGAGAATCGGCCCGATCGTCGCGTGAATGGCGCCGAAATCCCTCTTTTCACGCCGGCAAAGCTGCCGGAATGAACGCCGATAGATTCCGCCATACGTCCGAACGTAGACGTCGAGCTGCTTTCGCTCGGCCGGCGTCGGCGCCTGGCCGGCATCGGCGCCAGGATCCGAGCCCGGCTCGCCGGCAGCATCGGGATCCCCGCCAAGATCGGCGCCAGGATCCGCCGCGGTCGGCTTCGGCTCGGCCGGCGGCTCGAGCAGCGTCGTCGCGGCCTGCATATTGACCGGCACGCGATAAACGTCGAGCTCTTTCGGACCGGGATTCTCGCCGAGCTTTTTGCGGACATCGTTCGGCGAGTACCATCCCCACTGCACGCCGGCCGCGAAGCCTTCCTGCTGCGTTTTGAAATCGCCGCGCAATCTTTCCGTGATGTCGAAGCCGGCGAAGTACTTGTTCGCCTTCCGGCCGACCCGCGGCATCAGCTTCCGATCGAACTCGTTTTCGATCCGCGCCAGGTAAGGCCGGAAAGTGTCGGTCACGACGCGCAGACCTTCCTGCTCTGCGTTATTGCCGCTCATCCGCGACGTATCGCCGACGACGTGCGGCGGCACGCCGAAGATGCCGGCCGCGATCTCGGCGCGCTCAAATTTGCGCGTCTCGAGAAATTGCGAATCTTCCGGCGAGAGCCCGACCTGCTTGTAATCCCACTCGCCGCCCCACATGAAAGCCATCGAACCTTGACGGCCGCCGCCGTGCTCGGTATTCCACGACTCGACGATCTCTTTCCGCGTCTTCGGATCCGGCTTCGGACCCTTGTTAAAAATCACGCCGCCAGGCCGCGAACCATTGCCGAAGAAACGCGCGCCGAACTTCTCGGTCGCTTTCGCCAGGCCGAGCCCCTCTCGCGCCAGGCCGATCGGCGAGAGACCGGCGATCCCGTCAAAGGAAAAAAGCGGACAGTGCAGAACGTCGGCCGGCGCGATCCGCCGCGGCTTGCCGCTCGTCTCGCCGTCGGTCGTCTCGTAATAAAGCTGATTGCCGTCGCGGACCGCGCGCGTTTTGTGCGGATGTAACGGCCAGAGCGCGACGACATCCTGCCAGCGATTACGCTCGATCTGCGCGTACGCGTTTCCAGTGAGCGCCAGGCAGCCGGCGAAGTTCTCTTTAAACGTGAAGGCCGACATTTCCGGATTCGGCTCGACCGTCATCAGATAAAAGAGATCGTGATCGACGGCCTTCTCGCGACCGTTCGTCGAGTGCTCCCAAACTTCGAACGGAAGCGACGCGATCGCTTCGGCGATGTAACGAACGCAGCGATAGACCGTAATAATCTTGAGCGCGTTCGTCTCGTTTACGGTCTCGCCGGAAGCCGTCGGCTCGCCGCCGGTGAGCCACTGCCAGAGAGCCGGCGACGAGAGCGGCACGCCGGGATTCTCGAGCGGATTCGAGCGCGTCTCGGCCAGGCCGAGAGAAATCGGTTCGCTGTAAAACTGAATTCGCATTATTGTCTTCCGTGTTTTCGGTTAACCTGCGAAATCGATCGCCGGCGAATTGTCGACGGCGCCCATCATGCCGGTAACGGCCATGATCAGAGCGACGATCCCGTCGATCTTTTCGCGACTCCGTTTTTTATCCGGCTTCGAGTTGCCGGCCGGATCCTGCTGCACGATCACGTTCGAAGCCATCCAACGAAGCACTTT